GGAAATACTTAAACCCTTTGAATGGCTTATCCAATGTGCATACCTCATCGGCTTTTACTTCCTTGCCCACGTAATTATAGAACTTATCGCCTTTCTTGGTTAATTGCCCCCAATTACATATTTCAATGCCAATACTAGATTTATCCAATGGGATAAAATTACAACCGTTCTTTTTAAACACATCGTTGGTTAATCCCAAATGATACGCCCAATATTGACTGCCAAACCCTTGTACAATTTCACCCTTATCGTTTATTACAACGCATGTTGCAACCTTTACGGGAGTAGATTCCCACCACTGGAATACTTGTTCGGCATTGTTATTACCAGCAGTATGGTGTAAATATACCTGATTCTTGGTAGTGGATTCATGGTAGTACCCACGGAATGTAATTTGTTTAGTTTTCATTTTTCTCTATGGTAAAAAAGTTGGATAGAAACTTTCCCAATCCCCCAGCGATGGCACAACCAATCATTATGGGTGGGTGATCCATATTAAATCCTGCAACCATTATCGATGCTGCTGCTAATGAGTCGCCAAAAATGCGAATTCTCTTAGGTGTTGGCGAAAAATAACTCTTGAATTTCAACCTTGTCCGCGATTTGGTTTGCATGATTTGTGTTTGTTTTGGTGTTTGGTATGTCTGCCTAATTTGCGTTTTGGCTTCTTTCGAAATAATACGATTGATGCTTTAACCTTTGCCATCGATTTGACGAATTTTTCTGATGTAGTAAATTATCGCAAACAATCCCGATACTATGCCGACAATGGCAAGGACAAACGCTGCAACTGGCTGCCACGTTTGGGAAAAATGTATTATCGTAGCACTTCCACTTATTCCTGTGGCAATGGCTGCGGTGGTGTCGTTATCTAAGTGTTTCATTATAATAATGCTTCTAATTGTTCGCCTGTTGTATCTACCGTACTGCAATTTTTTAATCTTGCACCGATTGAACTTCCGTTTGTGATTGATGAAGTTGCGTAATCCCATACCGCAGCAGGAGTTAATACTGCCGTCCCTGTGGTATTGTCTACGGGTACACCTAATGCAACCGAACCAGCAGCAGGTACTTTTAATGTACCTGTAAGTGTATTAAGTGCATAAGATACCCCATCTCTTACATTTGCAGGAATTGGAGCATCTACAACGGTACTTGGTGCAACTAATCGTGTTGCAGGTGCTGCTGCTGATGGTGGAGATAATGCTCCATTAGTTGAACTATCGCGGAATTCAAAATAAGAACCCATCGTTATTTGATAATTCATTCGAAATACAAGAAATGGCATAATTCCATTTGATGTGCATATAAATGGGCCTGTTAAAATATTTATGGCACTTAGATTTCGTGAATCTAAACAAAAACCACATACGGAATTATTTATCATTGTTCCAATATGTTTAAAATAACCTACCACAGATTGTGGAATTGTAACACAAGATTGAGCGTTACTTGCAAGCAATGCTCCTCCGTTGGTAGAATTATTAATTAAACTTCCTGTTATAATACAAGAACCTCCACTTGAAAATTGAATTACTGATGACAATTGACCTACTCCTGCTGTGGTAGTTGCTGCAATTGTAGCATTACCAGTCATTTCAAAATCACCTGTATTAACTCTTATTACAGCGGCATTTACAATATTACCTGTTGTGATGTCACCAGTAAATGTCAATTTACCTGTACCTGATTTATCTATCGCAAATCTTGCATTACTCGCGATAAAGTTTGTAATATTACCAACCCAATTTACATTTCCATTTGACGTTATTGCTACATATGTACCTGCTTGTTCGGCTTGATTAATAATACTTGCATTTATATTTATTGTGCCTGTTCCTGAATATGTTATTAAAGTTGGGGTTGACTTAATAAGGTTAGGGGCAGTTATTGTAAAATTCCCAGTTATTGAATACCCACCTCCTGCTGTAATACCTGTGGCACTTGTATTTCGCAATGACAACACATTGACGTTTTGGTCAATCGTAACCGTGAAATTATTGGAATAAACATCATCCGCAGATGTAGGCAACGCACTTGTATTCCATACGGTTGTATCGCTCCAATTTCCCGATTTTACGGCATATACGTTAGCCATAATTACAACCCTTTATCTGTTATAAATTCCTGCAAGGTGTTCATGATACCAACTACCGCTTTCTCAAACGCTGCATCGCTCTCCGCTACTTCAAACACATCTAAAATCGACACCGCCTTAGCATGGTCAGGCAATTGCTCAATACCTCCTAATTCTACATTTCTGTAAGGGGTTAAACGCATTGCAACAGATGCTCCATTTGGTGCGTCGTATGGGCTAATGGATAGGTTTACTAAAAAATACGGATATTCTACTCCGTCTACTATTGTTGGGTTTGAACTTATTAAAGGCATATTATTATGAATAAATGTGAGTATATCTATCTGTCCAATTTACATTTGTCGCAGTTCCTTTGGTAACGCTACCATCACTTGCTATTGTTAATCGTGTTATTGTCCAAACATTAGCACCTTCCGAACTTCCACTTGCCGCTTTGCCTAAATAATCGTACACATTAAAATCGTGTCGATATGATAATTGTACGCTTGTTACAATATCACCGCTACCCAATACGCTTGTGCCGTTAATTGTCTTAATATTTGTTCCGCTTACAAGTGTAGCTTGTTTGCCGTTTAACTGTGTTTGTATTGCAGATGTAACTCCGCTTAAATAACCTAACTCTGTATCAGTTACAGAACTTACTGCAACTTTTCCCGATGCGTTTGAAACAACTGCTCTGGATGCGGTTAAATTAGATGTGGTTATGGTTGTTGCTCCGCCTGTGATTGTGTTCTGCTTAGCGTTTAAAGCGGTTTGTGTAGCCGTGCTAATAGGTTTGTTTGCATCCGAAGTATTATCTACATTTCCCAATCCTACTTGCGATTTTGTAACGCTATGAGGATTTGAAACATTTGAAATGTGGGTAGTTAATGTAGATAAATTAGCAGTTATCTGTGCTTGTAATTTACCGAACGCCACCAATACGCTATCGGTTGCAGAAATTATTGCGTTTGTTGCGGTGGATAAACCAGTTAATAATACTGCCCTAACTCTTGCAGCCGTGAAATATTGATTAACTACCCCCTCATTAATATCATCGGTATCCAATACAACATCTCCAGTTTTAGCATTAACGCTACGAACAGGGTATGGGATAGAATCAAATTTTGCTACCAAATCACCATCCAACAATCCATCTTTCCACCAATATTCCTCAACATTTTCAAAATCAATCCCAATGGTTAACCCTATGTATCTTCGGTGTGATGGTATTGCCGCTAATGCCTCTGCAATGGTATTGTAAGGACCATAACGATCGTCAATCGGTTTTGGAAACTGCGTGTTAAAATTATCGTTTAATATAATACTCATGATTCACGTAATATTATATCCCCAATCGTTGTGGTTGCGTAATTAGTAATATAAAATTTATATGTAATACCTAATGTTTGGTACACAATAAACATTGACGATGGTGAGCCAAATAAATCCGAACTCAAACCAATATTTCCTTGGTTAATTGGTGTATTGTACCACTTTGTTTTATTCATATAAATTGACTGATACGCAACCCACATATACTTACCATTAGCATTAAATTCAATTGACATATCCCCATTAGGATAGGCACTAACAATATTGCAATTATTAGATTCAATCAAATACTTCGCATCATTGGCATTTATCTTGGTATCGCTTAACCCCCAAAAATATGGTATTTGAATCAGTTGATTTTCATCACTTGCATATACTGAACCAATGCCCTGTGATTGCAATGCCCCATCGCAACACTTTCGTGAATACGTCCCGTCCTTGCATAAACACGCACGGTTGCCCCCTGGTTTTGGAGAGGATCGGGATGGTGTAACCCACGCTTTTGTCATACTTATAAAACGATTTTAAAAGTAATTGTTCTATTTAGTAACTCGATACATTCCAATCAATGCCAAGATTAACCCCACCCAAAAAAATACCCAATGGGCATTGCCCCACACAACTTTTTCTTTTTCAATATATTTAGGTGGTAGTGTAATGGTTTTTGTAACTCGTATGGTATCGGGTTTTTGTTTAATTAGGACTTTGATTTTATTGTAATGGCGTACAACCTTAACCCTAATAGAACCCGTGTCAATGGTGATAGTGTCAATTTCCTTGGTCGTAAACGTATCATAAAAGTAAATTGAATCGTGTACAATGAATGTATCTATCTTCACTTTCTGTTCGCAAAGGCTTGGTTTCTTTTTACACGCTTGTTTTAGGTGGTATTCTGCCCCACACGCTTGAAATAAGACCATTAGGGCGATTATCTTTATCGTTTTGGTAAATAGTTCACACTTGATACTTGTATTGCCTTTAATCGCCTCCATGTACGTTTTCAACTTTTCAACCTTGGCAGGTTTGGGTTGATACGTTTTTTTTACATTAGATTCCATCCAGTATAGTTTGTTGGGTATGATGTTGGATATTGTCCGTTATTTTGGTTTGCCGTGTACTCGGGGAATAATTGAGGATAGTACGATAAATAATCTACCAATCTTCTGCGATATGTATCGGCAGTGGCTCGGGTACGTTCCACCAATGTATTAATTTCATTCTCGGATGGTAATTGCGTACCCTCTGGGCTATTACGCACGATTCCCGCATTGCTTACCTCATATCCATGAAATAACAATAAATCTGCCATGGACTAATGAATAAGCATGGGTTGCACGTATTCACTTACCAATGTTAAATAATTACCTGTTAAAGTGCTATTCTGGACATCGGTTAAAATTTTACGATAAAGAACCGTACCCAATAATTGTTGCACCTCAATATCTTGTGCCACCTTTATGAATGGGGTTATTTTATCAATATCAAAATTACCACTCAATTGGGTGTACTTGAATAAGTCATCCTTGGTAATCAATAAAACGTCATCGTTTGCGTACATGGCTATTATTTATTTTTTAAACTTCCTCTATTTGGTAAATCATTTGTTTTTACGGATGCAACATCCCAATTTGGTGGGGCAAATGGTACTCCCGCTCTATCTGCACTTTGGGAAGATACTCTATCGTAGTTATCCTCAATATCACGCATGTTGGATGCCTTTTCCTCTGGCGTTAATGGTATTACCTTACCATTGATTTTCTTACGTCTGTAAGTCAATCTGAACCATTGGTGCTTACAATATACACCACCCTTGTATTTCCATATTGAATAAGTGGATTTACCTTGTGGTGCGAATTGTCCATTGATGCCATCAAATCCCATATTATCAATATCCTCACGTCTATACACTACCCCCAATTTGGCATTCGCCACCATGTCTTTGCAGAAGATACGGCTATTCTCTTGTGTACGCAATGGGCTATAACGATAACGCATTAAATAAATACCTTTATCATCTTTGGATTTTTCATCAGGGTTGGCAAATCGTTTGAAAAATTCATGGCGATTTAATTGCATTTCCCCATCAGGATCATCCACGGGGGATTCATCGACCAATTCCCACAAATCTTCATTGATAACCTCGCCTTTATCTTTTAAATATTCCAACCACATGTGTTCATCCTCATGGGTAAACTCTGGGGCTTTTTCTGCCGATAATTTAGCGTCTATTTCTTTTAACTTGCTTTCTGCCCAACGGATTCCAGCATCTCCACCCCATGCATCCCACATCAATCCACCACACCCTTCCGAATATGGTACATCTTTGTTTTGTTGGTGTCTGCGAAATGCTGCCATCCTTGCGATGGTATCACGGCTAATAGGCTCACCCTTTGCCAATTGGTTGGCACGTTGCTTACCTACGGGCGTACCACAATCACCCCATCCATGTTTTTCTGCCCATTCTAACGCACGTTTAGCGTTGTTTCTTGCACCCTCGGGATAATCGGTATAAGATTCTAATTCTACCTTTGAACCCTCCCAATAATTGTAACATATTGCAGCGGCTTGGTCTTGTTCTTTACCCTCACCAACTACCACGGAAATACAACGCCCAATGAAATCATCTTTGGATTCACCCGCATTGGGTTTTACCAAATCAATCTTTTTTTTTTGAGAAGAAAATCCCATCTCTTGTTCGGCTACTTCCTCGGTAACTGCCTTACCACTTAAATCCGTAAATTCCAATGGTTGCAAGGTCCTAAAATACAACTCCAAGGAAATACCATTGGCATGTAATACCTTTTCCACGCCCTCAATGATTAATCGTTGGAATGGGCGTATTACAATGTTGTCAAATAGAATGGAGGCACTCTTTAACTCATCCGCATTATTCCCTAATCCTGTATTGTCTTTAATACCTAACAACATCGGGGAAACAATACGATGGGCTAACATTATCTTCTGGGTGGATTCCCTTGATAAGAATTCGTACTGATTATGAGCATCGCTTAATTGAACGGGGGTTATTTCTGTTGCCGTGTCCTTTGAATCGTTAAATGAAATGATGGCACGACCTGCGTTGGAAGAACCACCCCATTTGGCAGTAATTTGTCCCTCTATTGCATTTCGTACCTCTTCGGGTGGTTGCCCATTGTTGAAATTGATTAACATGGATGGGGCTAAACCATTCTTGATATTGTTAATATGGTAGTTACCAATCTCGCATTCTAAATCTGCCCATTGTGTTCCGCCTTGATAATCCACGGGGGCAAAGTAATACGATCCCGTTGAATAGGGTTTAACCACCAAAATACATTCGTTTTCAGTTTCGTCAAATCCAAAGGCAGCGAATCGTTTGGGTTGTTGCCCACGCTTTAATTTAGACCAATCCGCACAAAAGTAATAACCCTCAATTTCCCCATGTTCATTGGCACGTTCGGGGCGAAGTGTTTGTATTGCCCAATGGCTTACTTTAACATACTTTTTCTTATCCTTTGATTTAACGATGTGCAAAGCATACTGCCCCAACATCTTCAAATCCAAGGTAACGGCACGAATACAATCGGGACTAAATAGTTTTTTGAACTCAATATACCCTTGTAAATGTCTATCTCCTTTTACTACCTCCAATCCCAATCCATACACCATATCCGCAATACCTTTAATGGCTGCGTTATTGGTAGGGCTACCATGGTACAAAT